GAAATTTGAACGCGATGTCGCCGTACTTGTTGGACATGACATCAACAAACGGGATGTTTGGAACCAGGTCGATTGGTATGATGATGTAGGCCACCCGTGGGTTCGTTTCGGTGTGCGTGATGGTCGCCACTGTCTTCTTTTTGGTCATTTTGCCGACACCTTGACCTTGCCGATGTGCATGGTGTTCAGGATGATCTCACCCACGCTGAAGAGGCTCCCGTCTGGCTTTGTGTAAAACTCTTCAACGAGGACAAATTCAGATTCGTTCAGGATGTAATTAAACTCCTCAAGCGACCCAGACTCATGATCCCCGATGATCTGGTGAACCGAGCCACCGTTGCGGGACGGCATGTTCATGGTAATAAAAAACTTCATCCTGATTTCCTTTTTTTGTATATACGCCACACCTCGTTTTCGATGTGGGGGCGGATAAATTCTGGCAATTTTCTTAGGGCTGTCTGCCTCGCGGCCTTGTCCTTCATCGACAGGATAGACATTGCCCCATCAAAAATATATTTGCTGCACACAGATCGGATCGCAGGGTCTTCGTCCTCAAGCCTCACCTTCCCCGTAAGCACACGCCTTATACGCTCACTGGGCTTTAGCATCAAGCCACTCCTCAAACGCCTGCCACGCAGCGTCAGCGCCCAGCGCGATGCAGACAAAGCACCCCACGTCCTGCGCGGCGCGCATAAAGGTAACCTGCGCGCTGCCCAGCGTTGACAGCGTGTGATCTCGGCGCTTCAACTCACAGACAAAGCTGGGTTTTGATGGTATGATGATGTCGGTCGCGCCAGTTGTCATCCCCTCGCTCTTTTCCTTCGCGGCCTGAAGGTGTGTGCGCTTCCCCTCATTCCTCGGATGGACTGCAACTGCGCCGTACTTTGGATGCAGTCGGCGCAGTCTGGCGAAAAAGGTTACCTGTTCGAGGGGTTCCGAGGGGCATTGCCCCCGAAAATCCGTGTCACCGTACACTTTTAGGTCGCTGGGGAACTTCATCTTCTCTCTCATTGTAGGCAAAGACGCTGTAGAAACCACTATTGGCATCTTTTGCATATGTAATAGTCTTGGGCATCGCACCACCCAAACTGTCAAACATGGCCTTCTGCACTCTGGCCTTGTGGAAAGTTGGGTCTAGCAATACCCACAGAGAGAATGACCTATAAGAGGTGACCACGTCAACCCTGAGAGTGGCCTTTCCAGAGTTTGAGATGTGGTTTCTCACTCCCCACTCCAGAACCACGTCCGTCTGGCGGCGTGTCGGATCGCGTTTCATCTCCTTAAAGCTGATGATCAGCTTGTCGTTGGGGTCAACTATTTCAGCCTTGCACTTGATGCAGTATCGGGCGGCGATGTCGTTTTCAGCGTCACATTCCTTGCATGTCTTGAACGTCCATCGGTGGCTGCACTGAACCTCGTCCCCCGCCACATTGACAGTCCCACGGCAACGGCGGCCATAGTGCGCTGGCCTCGGCCCCCACCCCGTCTGGACGGGAATACCATCAAGGTCGAGGAAGTGGCCATGCTCGTCAATCTCGTAACCCTCCACATTCGGGCGAGCGGCAAACGTGTTCTCCGCATCGCACAGCGGGCAGATCGCCATTAACCCTGACACTTCACCATCCGAAATCTTCACCTTGATCTTGGGATTGAAGATGTCACCGTCTGGGCAGTGGCGCTCTAAGTTCTGCGCGTAATCCATGATCAGGCAGTCAGTCTTGCCCTCTGAGATTCGCAAGCCCCTGCCGATGATCTGCTGGAGAAGGCCCACGCTCTCAGTGGCGCGCATGAGGGCAATGACATCAACGTGCGGCGCATCAAACCCCGTGGTAAGCACTGACACGTTCACCAGATACTTGATCTTGCGATCCTTGAACGCCCTGATGATCTTGTCACGTTCTGGCTTGGGGGTTTCGCCAGTCACGAGCGCGGATATGTGCGGCGGCAGGCTGGCCATGATTTCCTCGGCATGCTTTACCGTGGCCGCGAAAATCATCACACCCTTCCTGTCTGCCGACCTGTAGACGATGTCGGCCACAATCTGGGATGTCTTGCGGCCATGCCCGTGGTACGCCGTATCAACATCGGAAGCGTCGAACTTGCCCGTTCTGTTCAATTCCATGCCCATGGTTTCATAGAAGTCGCCACCAATCTCTGAGATGACTGGGGCGGTCAGGTACCCCATGTCAATCAGTTCGGATGGCAGGATGCGATGCACACAGGAAGCAAAGTAGGGTTTCTTCGTCTCGAAGTCTGACACGAGTCTTCCGTCTGGCCATGTGTTGAACACATAACCTGTGTTCATGCGGTACGGGGTTGCAGTCAAGCCGATGACGCGCAAATTCTCATTAGAGGCCTTCATCGTCTCAATGATGGATTTGACGGTGGGGGTGATCCCGTGGCACTCGTCAATGATCACCGCCGCAAAGTGATTTCCAAAGCGGGAGATCGAGTTGGACACCGTCACGGGAGTACCAAACACCACGGGGTACCGCAGGCTTTTCTGGCCAGCGGACGCGCTGAATATGGATGCCTTCGCGCCTGTGAGTTTGTACTTTTCAGAGTTCTGCATCACCAATTCGGCTGACGGGGCCAAGCACAGGATATGCTTGCCCCCAGACATCTTGTTGATCGACTCGGCCACGGCGGCGATGATGTGGCTCTTACCTGCCCCTGTGGCCGCCTCAATGCAGCACGGGGAGCGGCTTTTCCTGACCCAGTTCATGATGGCATCGTGTGAGTCCTGCTGATAGGGTCTGAGCGTCATTTTTCTATAACCTCGAAGTCGTCATCTAATTTGAAATCCAGCAGAAAACGGTATGCCTTCCTGCACTTATCAATATCGAAGAGCGCAACGTGTGTTTCGCTGCGCTTCAATTTCATGTGGGTAGAAAGGGCAGCGTAAACCTCTCCACGGGCGGCGGCGTACCCAGCTTTTTTCCAGATTTGGTCAAGGATCGAGTGAACCATCTTCCTCGCCCCCCGCGTTGCAGGCCCGCAGGGCTGGCCCAGCGGGACAGATGTTTCCTGATGGCACCCGCAGTAAGAGCTTGGGCATTTTGGGCATTTGTAGAAATTCTTTTTTCTAAGATCAGACCTCCGTGGGTATATTTCAGCCCCAGTTGTAAGAACGGCCCTCGCGCCGCACTCCATACACTTCGGTGCCGCGCCTGTCATTTTAGTGTCCAGTACGATGAAGGCTTGCCGCGCCACGGCTCAAGGTTGGCATTTGGGGCCAGTTCCTTGATTGCATTGGCATACGAAATCGATCCATCCCTCCTGATGTTGGTCAGTTTCTTGCCACCAAAAATGGCATTCTCCCCGCCGCACATCTCAACGATGCTCTCCAGAAGCTCGGCCTTGCGCTCTTCAGCTTGGGCGATAGCGTCCTTGAGGTCGTCGTATTCGGCCACCATTTGCAGCGCCCGTGGCGTGTCGATCACCTTCACTTTGTCGCCCAGAGGCTCCTCGCAGATCGCAAGAAACTCCTCATAGAATGCCTCAAGCTTGGGAAGGTTTTCTTTGATCCAAGACTTGCTGAAGGCAACCCTATCAGTGCGAGAATCTTTTGGTGTCCACTGATAAAAGAAACACCACTTACGTCCAGTGACAAACATCTGAATTTGCATCTGCGCGTGATAGTGTGGCTGCTCTTCTACGGTCTTAAACTGAACTGGTTTCTCCTCATTCCTCAAGCCAAAAGGGCATTTCACCTCAAAAAGACCGCCATCCGAGGGGAGTCCATCAGGGCTTGCTCCGAGCCACGGGATGTCTGGGTGAACCACAAAGGTGGCAGGTTCAATGTAAAGTCCTGTTTCGTAATGAAACGCCTCGCGCGCCTCGTCTTCGTGGGTCACGCCCCACTGGGTGGCAATGTTGCCCACAAATTCGCTGGGAAGCCCCTGATAGGAGCGCACCATGCGGCGCATGGCCTCCTCGCGGGTGCAGTTGGGGTCAAGGCCGAGGATCGCCCCAACCATTGACGCTGTGACGCGACCCTTGCGGGCCTCGAACCACTCTTTCGATCTCTGTTCCATATATAATCCATAAAAAAATAGGGTGTGGGGATGCCCGAAGGCACCCCCGTCCGTTCAATTAAAACGGGATTTCGTCATCCAGCTTGCCTGCGGAGCCGCGCTTTTCAGCCGCCTTCGCCTGAGAGGACTGCATCTTGGCCAGTTCTTCCGAACTGGTGCGCTCGGTGGTTTTTGGCGCTACCGCGCCAACCCAGTTGCCTTCAATCACATCGCCAGTGTTGCGGTCACGCTGCGACCAGACCATGGTCTTAATGACCATCGGCTTCATCGTCAGGGCTGACGTTAGGTCGATGTCGGTTGGCATTGCACCCTTTGCCGCCAGCTTACCGCCAGCGTTGGAATCAATGGCCATGAGCATGCGCTTTGCCTTGTCGCGCTTTGCGATAGCCTTGTCTTGGCCTTTTTTCAGCACGGCTGGGTCAAAGTCATCAACCCACAGTTTCTGAAAGACCTTGCGGTTTGCCAATTCCTCTGGCTGCAACACAGTCCAGCGGATGCTGATGTACTTGTCGCCATCGTCGTTTCGATCCCACTTGGCTTCATCAATTGCCGCAAGAACCTGCGTCCCCTCTGGGATCACCTCGATCTTGCCGCCGCCAGCGTCAAAGTTGTCAGTTGCCTCGACATCATTGCCGTCTGATAGTTTCCAGAAATCGCTCATTTCACTTCATCCTTTTTTGGTTTTGTTGGTGTGGGCAGGTAGGCCGCAAACGGGTTTACGCCGACTTCAAGAGTGATCGGCTCAGTGATCCCGAAGCGGTTTTTCGAGACGTTGGCTGCCATCGCGTGGCATACCATCTGGCGGGTGCCGTCAGAGTGGGCTTTCTTCACCTCGCCATCGCCCACAACGTAGGTTTCAAGGCGAATGAAGCCGATGGCATCCACATTGTCGATGTACGGCAGCGTGGACTTCTCGTTCATCCGCATGGCATATTTGGTGTACGCATTCGCGTCTGGCGGCTCGATGCGAACCGTCTCGGCATGCGCCACGAACACCACGTTCATGCCGCGATCCATCAGCATGCCCGCAGCGTTGCGGACACGGCGGTGAAGGCTTGCGATCATATCGCGGCCAGCGCCGTACCCACCGTGGGCCTGATTGAGGCTTTTTGGTTTTTTGGGGTCGGAATCAAGGACATGATCGGTGAAGATTGTGTCTAGAGTGGTAATAGTGTCGATCACCAGAGTCTGATAATCGTGTTCATCACGGATAAGAGCCGTCAGTTGCCCCCACAAGTCTTCAACCGACTTTATGATGGGTAGGGCTGATGGCATTTTGTCGCCAACGAAGAATTTGCCCAGCTCACCCTCTGATAGGGATCGCATTCCATCTTCAGAACGAATGAAAATTGGCTTGGGGAACGAGGCGGCAAGGCTGGTCTTACCGAGGCCCGCATCACCGAGGATGGTGATAGCAACTGGGCGATTTTGCGGTTTTCCCGCAGTAGCAAGAATACTCATCTTTACTCCTTTTCTTCTTCTCTACGGGCTTGACCATATGAGCCTAATGTGGATATGTCAACACACACGAAACAGACTTGAATGGAAAAAAATATGGAAAGCGATGAAGATTTGCTTGATCGGGTCAAAAAAGCGTTAGTTGGCAGATACTTAACATTCGTGTCCCAACAGACTGGCCTGCACTACAACACCATCTGGAAGATCGCCAACGGCAAGACCACACCGAGCCGAGATACACTTGATCGGCTCTCCTCGCACCTATTTGGATGACATATGGAATACCGTAATTTCTGGGAGGCTGGATACAGTGTATTCGGCCTGTATGGCCGTGGCCCCGATGGCAACTGCGAATGCGGGAACCCAAACTGCCCCGACAAGAGCCTATTTAAGCACCCACGGGTGAGCAACTGGCAGCACACGCCATGCTGGTCGGAGGAGCAGTTTGAGACGATGGAGCTTATGGGCCACTTCAAGACAGGCTGGGGCTTGGTCTTGGGTTCAAAAAACTTGCTGGGTGTTGATGTGGATGCCCGCAACGGCGGCCTTGAGGGGTATGCCGAACTGGTCAAGGATCACCCAGCCATTGCTGGCGCTGGTATGATCATCAACACAGGCTCTGGAAACGGGTCAAAGCACTTGCTCTTCAAGGTTCCAGAGGGTGTGTCCCTCGTGTCCAAGCTCAAAAAGTACAAGGGCATCGACTTCAAATCTGGTGCGTCCTTTATTGTCGGCGCTGGCTCCATGCATGCCAGTGGCAACCGATACGAGGTCGCGCTTGGGTCTGTTGATGACATAGATGACTGCCCAGAGAGCCTGCTGAATGAGCTTCGAGTGCCAGAGAAACACCGCGCGGACGTGAATGGCATCGACATCGACGTGTCCCACCAAGACTTGGCCGACATGCTGGATGCCGTAAACCTCTACGACGACTACGAGGTCTGGGTGAAGATCGGCATGGCCGTACACCATGCGTCTGGCGGGTCAGCATTTGACGTGTGGGACAGGTGGAGCCAGAAGAGTGCAAAGTACGATTCAGGCGAGATGGACAAAAAGTGGCACTCGTTTGGCCGCTCCGCAAACCCCGTCACGCTCGCCACCCTCGTACACTACGCCGAAGAGGGTGGGTGGGTCAGGCCTGTCACGTTCACGCCGACTGTCGAATTTTCGGACTCGCCCGAAGACAGCGCGCCAATCGCGGACATCGACACCAGTAGCATCGACTTGCTGCGGCCCCCAGGTCTGGTTGGGCAGATGGCCGAGTGGATCGAGAGCAGGCCAATGCGTAAGCGGGAGAGGCTGTCAGTCATGGCTGCCATCTTTGCCCTCGGCAACATCTGCAACAGCCGATACACCGATGACATCACTCGCGTGAACTCAAACATCTTCGTGTTCAACGTGGCAGGCTCTGGCACTGGCAAGGAGGCCATTCAGGATGCGGTGAAGGAAATTCACAAGGCATGCGGCCTGTCGGTGGCCACGCACGGCTCGATCAAGTCCGAGCAGGAGATCGTCCGAAACCTCGTCCGAAACCAGCCCAGCTTCTACCTGATTGACGAGATCGGTTTCTTCCTGAACAAGGTCAAGAACGCGCAGGAGAAGGGCGGCGCGCAGTACCTTGAGGGCGTGTTCGGGACGCTGATGTCGGTGTACTCAAAGGCCAACGGCTTCTACCTGCTGAGTGGTGACATGGGTGACGAGGTGAAGGCCCTTATGCGCAAGGAGATGATCCAGCTTGAGAAGGTGCTTGAGGAGAGCGGGCCGAAGCCGTTTATCGAGCGCCGCATCAAGAGCCTGACACACCAGCTTGAGAACATTGATCAGGGCATCGAGCGGCCATTTGTGTCCATGTCTGGCTTCACCACCAACGCCAACTTTGACAAGCTGGTGACCCTTGAGACGGCCACAAACGGCTTCATCGCGCGGGCAATCCTATGCACCGAGCGTGACACTGCGCCACCCACCAAGCAGGACTGGCAGCACCTTGAACTGCCAGAGAAAATGAAAAACACGCTTCAGCAGATAGCCAGCGGGGGCAGCTTCGACATGATGGATGGCGCAGGCTCTCGGATCGAATATTACGGCCCAAAAATCATCATCCCCACCGCATCAGATGCCAAGAAATTGCTCAATCAGGTGGGCCTCGTGTTCGACATGATGGCGGAGCAGAACAAGTCATCGCACGGCCTTGAGGCGCTGTTTCTGCGGGGCAGGGAGCAAGTGTCGAAGGTGTCTTTCATCCTGTCGATCCCAGAGGGTCTGCGCACCGAACACCACATCCGCTGGGCCTACGCCTTGGTCAAGCGGGACATCATCGAGAAGATGCGCCTTGTGGTGTCCAACGACCGCGCTAAGGACTCCCCGATGGAAGCCCTGCGCGCAAAGATCGCCAATATCATCTCTGGGGACGAGGGCGAGACGCTGGGCGTGATCGCCAACAAGTGCAGGCCAATCAAGAAGGCTGAGGTGGAGGCGTGTCTGCAAAAGATGGTGGACGATGGTCAGGCGAGCGTCGAGGAGTCGATCCACAAATTCACGAAGAAAATGGTGAAACGGTATATTGAAAATAGACGTTGACGGGGCAGTTGCCACAGTATAGAGGTTTCACAGAGGCACAGGGCCTCGCCAAATGGAGATTAAAATGAACGCCGCTGAAATCCACACCGCACTGAAAGCCATTGAGGCCACCATCTCTGAAAAGGGGTATTACGCTCCGTGCGTTTCCTTCAAGGTAAACTGGTTGGTCTACGACCTGACCATAGACCTTGAGTACAGGTCATCGTCGTGGGCAAATACCAAGTCGGAATTTATCCATGCAGGCATTGAGGATGGTATTGAGGGCATTATCGCCAAGGCCGTAAAGCATGTCTCTGAAATTGCATCCATTGAGGAGCAGAAGAAAAAAGACTTCATCGCCGCGATGGGCCGACTGATCGACCAAGGCCGCGAGATCGGCATGGAGGTCGAGTACATGAACCCGCTCACAGAAATGATGGGCAAGCTCTCCACCAACATCATCACCAAGGAGTAATTGAAGATGGAAAAGTTTATGGAACTCGTAAAGGCGGCCCTTCAGGGGGCCGCATCAAACACAAACCTGACCCCAGAGGAGTTGGCTAGTCGGGCCATCGCCATTGCCTTGGAGGTCGGCAATCAGATGGCTGATTACGAAAATGAAGCCGAGTGATGTGCGCGCTGCGCGGGAGGCTCTGGGCCTCACGCTGTCAGAATTTGGTAAAATGCTCGACACGGACAAAAGCACAACGCGCAAGATGGAGTTGCTGGAAAGCAGTTCACAGTATCGAACACCAGCGCCCAGAATGATCAGGTTGATCGTTGCATACCTGAACGGATACAGGCCAAGCGACTGGCCAAAGTGAAGAAAGGGGGCTTGCGCCCCCTTTTTTATTTACCCCCAGCCATGGCTGTTGTCACGCCCGTAACCTTCAAGTTCCTGCTCCATCCGTATCCCCTCTTTGATCTTCAGGACGGTCGGCAGGTGGTGCTTGGTGATGCGGGAGATGATCTCCAACTCCTCTGGGGTTACCCACCAACGGGGCAGGGGGACGTAACCCATTTCGCGCAACTTTTTCCCCACGGGGCTGAATGGCTTGTGGTCAGCGGTCATTTTCTTTCTCCCACGGCGCGCGCGCAAGCGTGACAGGCACCGTGCGCAGTTCTAGGGTATGCGTGGACATCACTGGCACGTTGACCGTCCTGCGCGGCCCGCTGATGGCCCCCCTGATGGCATACATGCTGGCCTTGTCGCTCGCCACCTTGCCCTCTGGCATCTTTTGCTTACTGACCCTCATTTTGCATCTCCTCATTGTAAGCGTCATTTAGAATGGCGACGACCATTTCCTGCATGGTGGAACCGTCTGGAGTTTGGGATTTCAGCCACTTCCTGATGCGCGGCGGGACAAAGCCCAATTGCTCGAACTCCACGTTTATGCCCAGACTTCGGGCGTACTTTATGCTGTTGTGGACACTGTGTAAATTTACCCCAAGGTGTTCCGCGATGGCCTTGCGGGGATACCCCTGACGAACCATATCCACCACGATCTGATATTTTGTTTTTTTCATAATAAATCCTTTGCTGGTGACCCCGCACATGGCGGGGCCAGACAGTTTACTGCCCCAAGTTCATGAATGGAACGGCACCATTTGGCACCATGGTGGTGGGCAGAGCGCCGTTCCACTTCTCGGCTTGGGTGAGGGCAATCAGGCCAGCATTCTCGCGCAGCGCCTCGCCCTTGGCTTTGATGGCGGCGGCTTCGGCCTCACCCTGAATGCGGGTCGCCTCGGCGGCAGCCTTGGCCTCGGCCAGCTTGGAGTCGGCACTTGCCTGCGCCTTGATCACCGTGATTTCAGCCGTGATCTTTTCGCGCTCGGCGTTTTGCTTGACCTTTTGAACCTCGACCTCGGCCAGCATACGATCCTCAATGGAACCCTCGTATGCGTCAGAGAAGTCGATGTTTTCAAGTTGCAGGCTGTCGATGATAATCGGGCCTTTCACAATGGATTGCAGAACGTCAAGCATCTCTGCCGCCATGCGTGGGCGATCCTGAATTGCTGTGACGGCGTTGTAGCGGCCAAAGACACCCTTCACCGCAGCAGGCAACTGGCGATCCAACAGGCGGGAGACAATGCCGTCTTGGCCCCCGTATTCTGCGTAGATTGTTGCAACCTGATCTGCGGGCAGGCGGTAGCTGACCGAAATTCTCAGGGCTGCGGTCTGCTGGTCTTTGGAGTACGACATCACATCTTCATATTGCCGTGCCTGATTTTGGATGCTGATGCGGCTGACCCCGTCAATGAACGGGATTTTGAACCCCAGTCCCGCATCTGCGACCCCGATGACCGCCCCGTTGCGCAGCAGAACGCCACGCTCGCCTTGGTCGATGGTGTACCATGACAGCCATGTCGTTGTGAGCGCCAGTACGGCAATTGCAGACACTTTCAATGCTTTAAATTCATTCATTTTTCAGTTCCTCATAATTAGCGTGATACCGTCACGCGCGGATTTTTTGGCCTGCGCCGAGGGACTCGAACCCCCAACCTAAGAAATAGAAGTTCCTTGCTCTGTCCAGTTGAGCTAGGCGCAGTCTTTGTGTCACTCTGGCCGCAACTTCGGGAACGGCGACACGCTGGGTGCGCCCGTACCTTGGCAGTGTACGCCGATAACGTCCAGCCCCTGCGCCTCGAACACGTCACGCATGGTGTTGATCTGCGCGCTGCACTCGGCGTAGGACGGGAACATCAGCGCCGCTGTCGGTGGATGCGCCTCAAGCGTCCCGCCCAGTGAGAGGGCCATGATTGTCCATGTGGGTATCATTTTGTTTTCTACAAATTAGCTAAAGCGTGGCTTTTTTTCCATGCGTGAGTGTAGTCACCCTCGACCCAAGTGCCGTCACAGCCCTCTGCAAAACCCTCGCAGAACGCATCTTCGACAGCCTTGGCGAGTTTGGCCTCATTGGCCTGTATATGGTCGGCCATGGCCTGCGCGATCTTGAGCATTGAACCAACGCGCTGCATCTCCATAAAATCAAGATCGCGCAAGCAAGAACACCCGCCGTTTGTGTGCATCCCCGTGGTCTTTTCAATTACGCAGTACCCATCGCTGCATCCGCCACCAAGGGCGGCCTGCATGTCACGATATTGCTTTATCAAATCATCAATCATTTTGTTCTATCCAATTCTGCCATTAGGGCTTGCCCACGGGCCAAAGCGTCAAGCCAATTGCCAGCGTGATCTTCATTTGAGGTGAAGAGAATTTCACGCAGCACGTCCGTGGCCTTGGCCAGCTTGGCGTTGAGGGCTTCAATGCGTTCGGCGGCGGTGTGGCATTCTGGGTGGTGCCAATCCCGCAGCCACTTGATAAGTTCTTCATCAGTCATTTCACTTCTCCTTCTTTTACCCTGTAGACCTTAGAAAGTACGAAGCTGCGGGCGTTTATGCCAACCCACTCTCCATCCATTTCATACATGATAATCTTGTGGCCAGCGTCACGCATGACGCGAAACTCCTCCTGCATCTTGGGTGACAACAGGCCAAACGGGGTGACGTTGTTGTAGACGCTGCGTGTCATTTCACCACCTTGTCCGCTACGGCACCAATCAAGAATACAATTGTCCACAGCAAATAGATAATTTTGTCTTGCTTGTCCTTTGCCCGTACGCCCTGAAAGACAGCGCCCGTTATGAGTATAAACGAGATGACTGACATCACCTGATCAATGTAATACATCATGCCAATGCCCTCACGATGGCAAGAAACAGCGCGTCTTTCTTGCGCTGGAACTCTGGCAACTCCGCATATGGCACCATGCAGGGGTGCGTCTTGGCCACGGGGTCTTTGACCTCGCCGTACACCCAGCCATCCGCGATCTTCTGGGCCATCCAGTTGTTGTGCATATCCTCTGGCGTGGCATCTGGGTATTTGAAGGCATGTTCAACGCCGTTGATTGCGCTGTCGACTTGCCACTGCGGGGCGCTGCCCCAACTTGGTTGGCTAAAGTCTCCGTGCGTGACGCACCACGCGCGGTTGGCCTCGTGGCATATGATTGCGATGTGAATTATACTGGTCATTTCATTCTCCGTAAAATTGATGCGGCTTCCATCATCCCCGCCGCTTCTAAGGCGAGGATGCATTCGACGTTTGGCATCACCACCTTGGCGAAGCCACGGTCAGACAAGAGGTCAACATCGGCTGACAGCTTGGTGACTTTCTTCTCGACCTCACGAATGAAGTCGTTTTGGTTTTCGATGTGCGCCAGCGCAAGCAGCGACAGCGGTGAGCCGTGGGCAAGCAGAGACTTCTCAAGATCGCTCTTCATTTCATTGCCTCTTCCCAGTCGCACTTCCCCGTGTCGCGCAGGATTTCGACCGCCTTGGCAGCCTGCTGTGGTGTGGCTGACCATGCTTCTGAATACTCTTCTGAAGGGTAGCACAGTTTGTAAATCTCACTCAGGGATGTGCCTTCGGGGGATATAGACCTGACCGCATACTCAACTTCCAAGTCGCGGGTGTCTTTGTTTCTGTACTGCACCCAGCCCCCGATGCAGCATGCGGAGCCGCAGGGGTGAGAAGAGATATGGCGGTTGTCATACATGTATTGCATGTCAAAGCCCATCTTACGGCGGGGGCTGTTGTCGTCCAAGCCGCGCAGCAAGTTGGCCAGATCGGTAAGGTTCTTCAGTTTCATGCTTTCACCTCCGCCATCGCGCGATCCCAGTCGCATTTTCCAGTGTCTCGCAGGATTTCAACTGCGCGAGCCGCCTGTTGTGGGGTGGCATCCCATGCGGGGGATTTGAGCCGTGGAAAGCACAGCATCTCAACCTCATCATAGGCCAAATATGGCGCGAGAGTTTTAACTGCCTGTTCCAGTGTCATTTCGCGGGTGTTTGGGTTGGAATGTTGCACCCATCCCCCAATGCAGCAGGCTGACCCGCATGGGTGATTGGAGGCAATCATGCTCCACCAGTCGAGACGCATATCAAATCCGATGCCTCCCTCTGGATTGGTGTTGTCCAAGCCGCGCAGCAAGTCGGCCAGTTCTGTAAGGTTCTTCAGTTCCATATTTTCCTCATAATTATGTTGTCTGTGTCACATTGGTACAACCACAAAATAATGAAGTCAATAGTGAAAATAGTTGTTGACCAGTACGAAGTACGATGTTAATCAGTTCACATGAGGCACGGTGCCTCGCCAACCAGATGGAGATTATGATGACAATTACCCTAGCAGACCGTTACGCCGCCGCCAAGAATGCCGCCGATGCGGCAAACAAGGCGCTGGATGCGCTTAAGGCCGAGATTAAGGCCATGGGCGTGGAAACCCTCGTGGGAGTTACCTGCGACCTTAAATTGTGCCTGTCCGAGCAAATGCGCTTGGATCAGTCCATGCTCGGCAACTTCCTGACCGAGCAGGAGATCGAGTTCTGCAAGAAACCCGTGCTGGTCGAAACGATCCGCATCAAAGCAAAGGGGCTGGTCGCTTAGACCAGTCTACCACCACCAACGATAGGAGGCTGACATGACCAAATGCACATGCAGAGACGGGTTCGTCACAATGACATGTGGCCACTGCTGCGCGAACAAAAAACCGTATTTTTAGACAACAGATGGCGGTCAGCGCATTTACATGAGCGACAAGGACGCGAGCGCACTTGTCAACAGCGGAGGAGAAAATGGACACATACCCACCCCCACACATGCAAGAGTGGCGCAATAAGTTACTCCCAGATCAGGGCCACCTAGAGCCAAAGGCTGGATGGTGGCTCCAACTTTACAGCCCGCTGATGGGCCGTTGGAACAACATTGAATATTTAGGAGAAAATGAAAGTGACCTTCAACAAAGACCACGCCGAGAGGGTGGCGCGACTTCTTTTCCCACTTGACGCGCCTGAAATGTGGCGCTGCGCGACAGAAAATTGCACCGCATGCGAAGCCATGGCTGCCGATTGGCAAGAAAAAATCAACACCGTGCTTAACGCACTCAAAACTTTGGAGAATTGATATGGGACTTGATATGTATTTGACGGCAGAAAAGTATTTCCCGCCATACAACGATGGGCCGAAGCCACGGGTTGGCGGCATCCCCAAGGGGTTTGTGGTCACGACCGTCTGCGTCCGCGCCGCATACTGGCGCAAAGCAAACCAAATCCATGCGTGGTTCGTGCGGGAAATTCAAAACGGCGTGGATGAATGCCGAGAGCATCATGTGCCGCACGATAAGCTCAAGGAACTCGTCGAGCTGTGCAAGACGGTTATCGCTGAACCCGAAAAAGCGCCCGAACTTCTGCCCACCAAGAGCGGGTTTTTCTTTGGCGATACGGAATATGGCGAATATTATTTTGAAGACCTGAAAAACACCGTCGAGCAGCTTGAGAAGGTTCTGTCGGGGTTTGACGAGAAGGTTTGGGACTTGAATTACCGATCCTCTTGGTAGTGAAAATAGTTCTTGACCCCTGTGCATCGTACGATGTATCAGGGGTCAGGAGGAAACAACATGTATATATATCAATCGATCACGGGACACTGGGAACTGGACTTCCTGACCAGTCAGGGAAAAAACAGCGCGCTGCGTGACGCGGCGGAGAAGGTCACGGGGCAGCGGTATATCCTGCCGTCCTATGACACCAAGGATGCAGCCGAGGCCGCTATGGCCGAAATTTATAGGATTTATCAGCAATGAACAATTACAAGACACCATCGGCCGAAACATATGCGGGTCTGGAGCAGGCATTTGATTATTTCAACGAGGCGCTGTTCGAGAACCGCCTGCCGCCCGTGATGTTCACCCTCACCCGCAAGCGCGGCGCGCACGGGTACTTCCATGCGGAGCAGTTTGCCCACCGCGATGGCGATAAGACCCACGAGATCGCCCTGAACCCCAACTCGATGGATCGGGAGATCGGGGCGGTGCTGTCCACACTGGTGCATGAGATGACGCACTTGGAGCAGCAAGAGTTCGGAAAGCCATCCAAGAACGGTCACCACAACATGGAGTGGGCAAACCTGATGCTGCGCGTGGGCCTCACGCCCACAGACACGGGCAACGAGGGCGGTAAGATGACTGGCCGCAAGGTTACCCACATGATCGACCCTGACGGCCCCTTTGCGGCTGCTCTGGCCGACCTGATGCCGTTTGACATCCCCTACTTTACCCAGCCCATCGCAAAGGCTGAGAAGAAAAAGGACACGTCCAAGGTCAAGCATAGCTGCCCTACATGTGACGCAAAGGCGTGGGCCAAGGCAGGCTCGCGGCTGGTCTGCGGCGACTGTGACGAGGAACTGATTGGGGAGGAGGTGTGATGGAATATCACGCATACACGACCCTAAACGAAATCCGCGAACTTTCGCCGTGCCGTAAAAGGTGGGAAAAACTTCTTTCGCACTTGGGCAAAACTCAGGCCGACGACGAGCCTTTGCACCTTGTAACCATTTTGGAAAGCAACGGCATCAGTGATGCGGTGTGGTGCTTAGATGCAAAATCTCTTGAGCGGCTTTCACGGCATTTTAAAGCGTGGTGCTGCGAACAAATTCTTCATAATTTTGAAGCTGTACACCCTGATGACTTTCGGGTGCGCAACCAAATCTCCATGCTGCGCAATGATGATGCCATGCCAGCACTGCGCACAGTTGCGCAGGAAGGCGCACGTTTAGCCTTGCGGAAAGCCAAGAAGGCATCCGCACAGCGCGCTGCACGGGCAGCCGCATGCAAAGACGCATGGTTGGCTGCATGGGAAGTCGCATGGGATTATGGACGGGATGCCCAAGAAAAACAATTGCGGCTGATGATTGGGGAGGATGTGTGATGGCCAGCGATCTGCGGCACAAGACCCCCGAACAGCTTCGTGCGGAGATCGTCTATCAGGAGGAGAGGCTGAAGGAGTACGACAGAAACATACCTGAGTGGTTGACGCTCATCGATAGCCTGCGCGCCCGACTGGATGATGCGGAGAAGGCTGTCGGTGTCTTGCGCCAGAAACGCAACAACCACCACCAGCGCATGGTCTGGGCCAAGAATCACCTCTTGATGAAGGAACCCCTGTGATGCCGCCTGATCTGGTGGCGTTTATGCGGTGGATCGGGCTGCTGGAGACAGCGGCCCCGTCTGCGCCCCAAGCCCGCACAAATGGTGTATGGTACCCCGATGGGGACGTTCCATTTTAGTTGATAGCGGTCTGGTTAGAGGTGGGTAGTTAGCAACTTTTTGGCCTGTAAGATATTGAAATGAAACGATATTTTGACTCGTTCGTAGTTCGTAGAGTGGTTAGTAGGATAGAGACACATATAGACATACATATCCAGGGACATTTTTAGGGACAAAAAGGTACCCCCCTCCAGGGACAAAAAGAGAGATAAAGAAATATATATATATATATACTATATACTATATATATATATACTATGTATATTTCTCTTATTTATCAATGAGTTAGGTTAGAATTGTTCTTAGTTTCAGTCTCGCTATCGTTACGCTACGAACTTTTTGCTTGCATGCCACGATGGGTATGTTAAGCAGTTCACATCGGGGCATTGAGCCTCGCTCAACACTGGAGATGATTATGGATAACCTGACCGCGATTTTGATTTGTGATGGATCACAGGATGCGACCGAGGATGAGGTGGTCGCAGCATGGCAGCACCTGATCGACACGGGACTGGTGTGGCAGTTGCAGGGGTTCTACGGGCGCATGGCCCGCGAACTGATCGAGCATGGCGTTTGCACGGCGGTGGCGGCATGAAGTACGCAAATCACATTGCATATACGGACGTTCACCCGTTTGAGGTGCTGCGCATTGTCAACTCGACGACACTGGAAATTCGTTCGATGTCAGCCGTAGAGCAGCCTTGGGAGCGTAAATTTCTGGCGGGCGGGTTCCTTGGCCACATGGAAAATCAAAAAGATCAAGTGTGGGACATCCAGCCAGACAAGGATGGCGATGTCCTGCGCATCCGCCAGCACAAGGACGACAAGTGGTATGACCGAGATGGCGCGCGGTATTCTTTGGCCAACCAGCCTCGTCGGTTCCACGATTACAACTTTTGATGGGAGAATATGATGGAGAAGAATATCAACGTTTCGGCATTCCCAACGATAGAGATTGTTGAAATATCTGTGGCAACTTCGTTTGATCCTTACTCGATTGAAATTGACATCACGTCCAAGGGGCAGATGGTCAAGCTGATTTCGGACTTGAAACACTGCGCGGCGCAATTGGGGTGGGAGGTGTGATCAGGCGGGTCACACGGGCGGAGTGCGAGCGGCTGGTGGTGGGGGTGCATTATGCCCACCGCTGGCCCTCGATAAGCCACGCCTTCGGCCTGTTCAGGGGTGGGGAGATGGTTGGGTGCGTGACGTATGGCACACCCGCCAGCAGCCCCCTGCGGATAGGCATAGCGGGCGCGGAGTTCGCGGGGTCGGTGCTTGAGTTGAACAGACTGGTGCTGGATCACAACATCAAGAACGATGCGTCAATGCTCGTGGCAGCCAGCCTGCGGATGCTGGGTGGTGACCATATCGTGATCTCGTTTGCTGACACCGAGCAGGGCCACCGTGGTGTGGTGTATCAGGCATGCAGCTTCACCTACCACGGCCTGTCAGCCAAGCGCACAAACTGGAAGGTTCGCGGGATGGAGCATCTGCATGGCATTACCATCGCAGATCAGTTCAGGGGCGTGGAGAACCGCGCGCAGGCGATGCGTGACAAGTACGGCGATGATTTCTATCTGGAGCCTCGGCCACGCAAGCATCGGTACATAAAGATCATCGGGTCGCGGGGCTTCAGGGCCAAGGCGGCGCGGGCGATAAAGTACGGCCAGATGCCGTACCCATGAAAGGGCGGGAGAAGAATGGTAAATGTTAAACTGACCAAGGCTGAGATGTCATCGTGCGATCAGGGCGCGGCACTGCGGTGGCAGATGGCTCGATCCAGTGGAGTGTCTGACCAGCAAAAGGCCCCGCAGGACAACATTGACCTCTTGGGCATCAAGGCTGAGTTGGCTGTCTCAAAGGTTCTGCAACTGCCGTACAGCCCAGCCGTGCTGGGCATCGACAACGGCGCAGACATGTGGGCGGGAGATTGGAGCATTGACGTTAAGGCTTCATTTCACGAGCGCGGCAGGCTCTTGTTCAAATCAAAGGAGTCTTTCCGAGCAGACATGTCTGTCCTTGTGACCGCCACAGATGAGCCGTCCGTGATGTTTATCGAGGGCGGCATTAGCCAAAAGAGGTTTATGGCAGAGGCCAAGGTTGTGAATCTCGGCCATGGCAATTGCTGGATTGTGGAGAGGCATGAATTGACACCCATTGAGGAGATTTGGCTGGCGATAACCAAGGTCAGGGTGGGTTGAAAATAGTTGTTGCAACGCCCCGTGTGGAATGTTAATGAACACACATGGGGCATTACGCCCCGCCAGCAGATGGAGATGAAGATGCTTGAGCGTGTTGTGATGGAAGTGGAATTCCGTGGTTTCCTGTTTGAGATTGAGGCTGTGGTTGACGTGTCCGAGGGCGGCAGCGACAGCTACGGCAGCGACGAGCCATACTGGCTTGACGTTGAGGTTCAGGACATCCTGAACCCACGGCGCGAGAAGCCGATCAGCGACAGGCTGCGCGAGAAAATTATTGGCCTCTACGAGGAAAACATCGCAAACAAGTTTTTGTGATAGGAACGCCTTGACCAGCGGGCAAATGCTGGCGGTATGCCGTCGAGAGCCGCGCACCTAGCCGCGCAATCACGGTAGCGCGCAGTCTCAAGCTCCTCCCAGTTGAGACTGCGCGCATTATATGCTACATTGCCGCCACCCAGCACATGGAGTGGCGGTTATGATTTTTGATATGACTGATGAATTGTTTGATGAAATCTGCGAGCGGATGGTTGATGGCGAGAGCGTCAGGACTATTTGCAAAGACGATCATATGCCTGCTATTAGCACGTTGATGAAGATTTTGAACCAAAACCCTGATCGATCAGCACAATATGCGCGCGCGCTGCAAATGCGGGCCGATGCGATGTTCGAGGAGATCATGGACATCTCCGATGACGGCAGCAACGATTACATGCTGCGCAACGCCGACGATCCGACCTCGATTGTGCTTAACGGCGAGCATGTCCAGCGCAGCAAGCTGCGTGTGGATTCGCGCAAGTGGGCGCTGGGCCGCATGAACCCCAAAAAATATGGCGAGAAGACCTTCATCGGCGGCGTTGATGACGCGCCCGTCAAGGTGCAGAACACCATCGACGTGTCGAACCTGTCCCTTGAGGAACTGGAGACGCTGGAGAAGGTGCTGTCCAATGGGTAAATGGAAACCAATTGGAACTGCGCCAAAAGACGGCACGGTGATCCTGCTGCGCGGCGGAGTTATCTGCGAAAATTCAATGTATGGAGACTTGTACCGAAATCGGCCTGTAACAGCGTTCTGGGTCGAAGATTTTTGGTGTGTAGCCATATTTGATGAAACTTTTTATACCTTCTGCGAAAACCCAGTTGAGTGGTGTGAGGTGCCTGACTAATGGGTAAGACTTATGTGATGACCGACATCCACGGCAGACTGGAGCCTCTCAAGTCCCTACTGGCGCAGATACCAGAGGGCGCGAAGATCGTGTTCCTCGGTGACTATGTGGATCGCGGCAGCCAGAGCCGTGAGGTGGTGGCGTTGGTGCGCTCGCTGCCCAACACCGTGTGCCTGCGCGGCAACCACGAGGACATGGTCTGCGCCCCAGACCCCAGAAACTGGCTGGCCAACGGCGGCGCGGCCACCCTCATGTCATACCAGCACCCTGTGACTGGAGAGGTGGACGTGGATGCGTTCTTGGATGACGTGGAGTGGTTCTATGACCTCCCCACCACACACAGCGATGCCAAGCGCGTCTATGTACACGCCGCCGTCGATCCATCGTACGATCTCAAAGACCAACCAGAGAGCGTCACCCAGTGGTATCGATACCCCGCAGGCGATGACATCGGCTACCGTGGGATGACGGTGGTGCATGGCCACACCCCAGGTGTTTTCGAGGGCAAGAGCCGCATCTGCCTCGACGCTGGCATGTCCAAGATGTGCTGCGGCGTGTTCGATGATGACAGTGACACGGTGGAACTGCTGTGGGCATGATCAAGCTGCCCTTTGGCATCGACACCGCTGCGCAATTGAAGGCAATCGAGAAGCGTAAGTGCGAAATATCTCTGGCCGAGTACGTCAGGGCGGCGTGGCATGTGATCGAGCCTGAGCAGCCCTACGTCCACGGCTGGCACATCGACTTCATCTGCGCGCACCTTGAGGCCATCACGCGCGGCGAGGTCGTGGATGATGGCACCTATTACAACCGCCTTCTGGTCAACGTCCCACCTGGCACGATGAAGTCTCTGCTGATTGGCGTGTTCTGGCCATCGTGGGAGTGGGGGCCGCAGAACATGCCGTCTATGCGCTACGTCTGCGCCTCGCACTCGCTGGAGCTTGCGATCCGCGACAGCCTGCGCATGCGGCGACTGGTCAGCAGCGAGTGGTATCAGGGTCACTGGGGCGACCGTGTGAAGCTGGTGGGCGACCAGAACGCCAAGGGCAAATTCGAGACGACCGCCACAGGATCGCGGCAGGCATGCGCCTTCGCGGGCATCACAGGCTACCGTGGCGACCGTGTGATCATCGATGACCCGCACAGCGTGGATGACGCAAACTCGGAAGCCAAGCGCAAGACCACAACCGACCTGTTCAAGGAGGCCGTGACATCGCGCCTTAACAACCCTGACCGATCCGCCATCGTGGTGGTGATGCAGCGCCTGCACGAACTGGACGTGTCGGGCGTGATCCTTGAGGCGGGCGGCATGGGGTATGATCACATCATGCTTCCGATGCGTTACGACCCCCTGCGGGCGAAGCCGACGATGCTGGGCTATGAAGACCCCCGCGAGTATGACGGCGAACTGTTGTTTGAGGAACGCTTCCCTGAGCATGTGGTTGACCGCGACGAGTCCGCCATGGGGCCATACGCGACCGCAGGGCAGTATGCCCAAAGCCCAGAGCCTCGCGGCGGCGGGATTGTTCAGGATGCGTGGTGGCAACTGTGGGAGCGGCCAGAATACCCGCCCATCGAGTACATTGTGGCATCTCTGGACACCGCCTACACGACCAAGGCCGAGAACGACCCCAGTGCGCTGACGATCTGGGGCGTGTTCGGCGGCAGTTCTGACTCTGCGGCCACAAGGATGGTTGACCGATACGGCAGGCAGATGGACATCACGCGCAGCTTCCAATCGTCCGCGCTTGGCCCCGTACCAAAGGCGATGCTGATGTATGCGTGGCAGGACAAGCTTGAGGTTCATGACCTGACCGAGAAGGTGGCAGGCATCTGCAAGCGCATGAAAGTGGACGTGCTGCTGATCGAGAACAAGGCGGCGGGCCACTCGGTGGCGCAGGAGATGCGGCGGCTGTTTGGCAACGAGGACTTTGTTGTCCAAATGTATGACCCCAAGACCCTCGACAAGGTGGCGCGGCTGTACAGCATCCAGCACATCTTCAGCGAGGGCATGGTGTACGCCCCCAACAAGGACTGGGCCGAGATGGTGATCAGGCAGGTATCGTCCTTCCCGCGAGGAAAACACGACGATCTTGTCGATACCGTAAGTATGGCCTTGAAACATCTGCGCGATGTGGGTATGCTTACACGAGCCGCAGAACGAATGGCTGAGATCGAGGGCGACAAGCAATTCCACGGAAATGGAGACGTGCCGCTCTACAACACATGAAGGAAGATGAATGATTACCGATGAAATTAAGTTGCTGACCCGCCGCATTTCCCAAGCCGCGACCGAGGATGGCAGCGCAAAGCTGTCAGACATCATCGTTGCCATGGCATTTGCATATGTCAGCATGTGCCGCGCCTTCAAGGAGGAAGGCACCACCAATGAGCAAGTCCTTGAGGCCGCGCACGGTCTGGTCGATGCCTCAAATGAAATCATCGGCACAATGATGGAGAATGCAAATGGACAAGTTTGATCTCGCGCAGAAGATTGCGGATTTCGTCAATGAGCAGATCGAAAATTCCGATATTGAACTGTATGAGGTGGTCAACGCCTTGGCTGCCACTCTCGCGGCTACCGCGCTCTCTTCGGCCAAGGAGGGCTTTGAAAAGGAGGCCCTCCTGACTGCGGCGATACTCACACACCGCCATGGCGCGGCGATGATAGAGGGGGAAAAGAAATGACCGATGACGAGAAGAAAATCCAACTGGCGATTGCTGTATCTTCCGCCGTGCAAGACACATGCATCAAGCTCAAGATTCAGCCGTACGATGCAGTCGAGGTTATGGCGAAGGCCATGATGATTTTGGCGATCTCCTCGTCAAGGGAGGGGCGCGAGGCCGATGTCGTTCTGGACATTGTTGGGATGATCTGGGAACTCGGCACCGACATGACCGAAGCAAAACGTGGGGAGGGCGACAATGCGAGTTCTGTGCAACGCAACCATTGATGGCGACACCGTGACTGTGGTGGGCGCTGCGGGTCACAGCGGGATCACCCGCATCTATGTGATTGAGAATGAGGACGAGACGGCGATGGCCATGGAGGGCATCCGCCGCTTTGTTGAGGAATTCCAGAATGGAGATGAGGGATGAACTTTTACATGTGGGGGCAGAACAATACGGGCGGGGTGTTCATCACTAATGACATCCTGTCGCACTTCGTTGTTATTGAGGCCGAGAACTACAAGGAGGCCGAACAAAAAGCTCTTGAATTGGGCGTTTACTATCACGGTGTAACCGATGGCGCAGACTGCGGGTGTTGCGGCGACCGCTGGGGCGGCGGTGAATTGCTGGAGATCGATGATGGCGACACCATCGAAGCCTTTCTACAGCGCAATGAGGATGAATACCCTTGGAGCGGAGCCGTGACTATCCTGCACCTCGCTGACGGCTCCAAGAAAATATTCGAGCCACGCAAATGATCGACCCAAAAGAACTGATCGATCTGCCTCACGGCCAAGCTGAATTGGTTTTGAAGCGTGAGGGATGCTGGGCCATGAAAAAGTTCAAGGTGCGGGTGGTAGGTCGCTACTACGCGCCCCTTGAAAGCAAAGTTGTCACGGTCGAGGCTCTCGACCAGCGCAGCGCAGAGCTTAAGGCCGAGAATATGTCTGGCTTTGATTTTTTTGATGAAACTGAAATTATAGGAGAAGAATAATGGAATTATGGATGGTTGCCGCGCAGTTGCTCTACCTGATCCCCGTGATCTGGTTCATCACCGACTTTGACTATGTAGTCGAGTCTGTCCGCGACACGTTCCCCACTATGAAGGAGGGCCATGTCACCGTTGCGATACTGGTCATCATCTTCTGGCCCATCACGGCAATTGTGGGCATTTTGTTTGGGGGTGACGAATGATCTGGAACCTATGGAAGAAAATACGCAAGTTTGAAGATTATTTTGTCGATACAGAGCGACAAGAGCGCGTCAAAGCCATGCAGGCGGAGCAAATTAGTATTCAGTTAGAACTTGGATTTGATCCGAGTGACAGTGTTCAGGGTTGGCTGCGCTTGCATCAAATCTTGAAAGATCATGAAGATCGAATTAAGAGCTTGGAGGCTTCATCAAAATGATCATCAACGGCGCTGACCTTTTGTATCGCGCCCCAATCAAGGGCATGATCACCGAGAAACGCCGCGAACACGGCGTGTCTTGGGGCCTGTCTGAGGCGGGGTATGACATCCGCATCAAGCAGGATATTGTCTTCGAGAAAAGCTACGGTGAGTTCATAGTGATTGTGGATGGCATACAGACAAACACGGGCAGATTTACCATCGCCAGTGCCATCGAAGAGTTCCATATGCCGAACAATCTGGTGGGCATTGTCCACGACAAGTCTACATGGGCGCGTCAGGGGCTTTCGGTTTTCAACACTGTGATCGAGAACGGTTGGTGCGGGTGGCTGACACTTGAGCTTTTGTATCACGGGAGTGAGGGTCTGCACATTCCTGCGGGTGCGGGGATTGCTCAGGTGATCTTCCATGAGACAATTGAAAGGGCATCGTACGATGGAAAGTATATGAACCAGCCCGACCGACCTGTTGAGGCCATCTCGCGTTGATATTCATGGCTGCGTCTGCTAATGTGGGCGCAGCCATTATCTTTGAGGGAACCCGATGTCAGGCTTGAACCCGAATATCCGCATGATTGACGACGAGGCGGATGCCGCCATTGGCCCCATGGACGTGACCGTCGAGCATGACAACGCCGAGCCTGAAGACGTTCCAGACATCTCGCAGGATGGTGCCATCCTCAAGATCGAACACGGTGACGGGTCGATCACGCTGTCGCTGGATGGTAAGCCCCTCAAAGACCCCGAAAACGAGAAGACACCGCCATCTGGCTGGTTCGACAACCTCGTTGACGAGATTGACGACATCGAACTCCAGAACATTGCCGACGACCTGATCCGTGGCGTGGCTGACGACATCGAGAGCCGCAGCGAGTGGATCGAGGATCGCGCGCAGGGCATCAAGCTGCTTGGCCTCAAGATCGAGATACCTGGCCTGAACGGCGCTGCCGATGGTGCGCCAGTCGAGGGCATGTCCAAGGTTCGCCACCCACTTCTGCAAGAGGCCGTGCTGCGCTTTCAGGCTAACGCGCGCTCTGAACTGCTGCCCACCGATGGCCCCGTCAAAATCCGCGATGACGCAAACGGCAGCACAGTGGAGCGCGACGAGATCGCCAACGCCCTTGAGAAGGACATGAACCACTATTTGACCAGCACGGCGCGGGAGTATTACCCCGACACAGACCGCATGCTGCTTATGCTGGGCTTTGGTGGCACATCCTTCAAGAAGGTGTACTTCTGCCCGCTGCGCAACCGCCCCGTCAGCGAGAGCGTGGATGCTGATAACCTGATCGTGAACAGCGCCGCCACCGACCTGTCGAATGCCAAGCGCATCACGCACCGAGTGTACATGCGCCCCAGCACGGTCAAGCGCCTGCAAATCATTGGTATCTACAGCGACACCGATCTGGACACGCCCAACGAGGTCACGCCCGATGCGGCGCAGGATGCCAAGAGCGCGCAGCAGGGTATCACCGCCACCTCGTCAAACCCAGATGACCGCGACCGCGAGATTTACGAGGTCTATTGCGAACTGGACATCAAGGGCTACGAACACAAGCTCAAGGGCAAGGAGACTGGCCTCGAAATCCCGTACCGTGTCACCATTGACGTGTCGTCGCGCAAAATCCTGTCGATCACCCGCAACTTCGATCAGGACACCGCCGATCTGCCCGAAGCCCGCACGAACTTCGTAAAATACACGTTTGTGCCAGGTCTGGGCTTCTACGACATCGGCCTGCTGCACATCTTGGGTAACACCACCAACGCCATCACGGCAGCGTGGCGCGAACTGCTGGACGCTGGCATGTACGCGAACTTCCCAGGCTTCCTGATCAGCGACACGGGATCGCGCCAGAACACCAACATCTTCCGCATCCCACCAGGCGGGTCTGCTCAGATCAAGACGGGTGGCATGCCCATCAATCAGGCCATCATGCCGCTGCCCTACAAGGAGCCATCGCAGGCTCTGATGGCATTGGTAGAGAATATGTCCCAGACTGGCATGCGCGTGGGTGGCACCTCGGAGGCTCAGGTTGGCGAGGGCCGTGCCGATGCCCCCGTGGGTACAACGCTGGCCATGATAGACCAAGCCACCAAGATCATGAACGCCGTCCACAAGCGCATGCACAGCGCGCAGGCCGAGGAGTTTTCTCTGCTGCTGAAGTGCTTCCGCGAGCATCCCGAAAGCTTCTGGGAGCGCAACCGCAAGCCCACCCTCCAGTGGAATGAAGAACTGTTCATGCGGGCGCTGAATGACGTTGAATTGGTGCCGCAGGCAGACCCCAACACATCCAGCCACGCCCAGCGCGTGATGAAGATCATGGCGCTGAAGCAATTGCAGGCCGCCAACCCGCAGATGTACGACGAGGAAGCCATCGACAAGGCCGCACTGCGCGCCATCGGCTGGTCAAACCCCGAACAGTTCCTAAAGCCGAAGGAGGCCAAGCAGCCGCCGCCTGAGTTCCTGAAGGGCGTTGAGGAGATCAAGATCGCCCACCAGAAGGCTGACGCTGACACGCTGCGCGCTCAGGCCACGATGCTGGCGGCTCAGTCAAAGTCAGGCGCGCCGCAGGGGCCACAGGGGCCGCAGTCAGACCCCGCCAAGATGGTGGCCGAGCAGAACAAGGCCCGCCAGATGGAGTATAGCATGCAGCGCGACCAAATGAACGATCAAAACCGCGACCTCGACCGCGAGAAAGACTTGCGCGTCGAGCAGATGCGGATGGATCGTGAGCAGATGAACGATGCGGTTCGCATGCAGCACGAGCGCGACATGCAGGAACGTGACCACGCCGCCGATGCGGTCAAACTGGCGATGCAAATCCGCAAACAGGGGAAGTAAATGGACAGAGACAAGGCCATCCGCGCGGCGAAGCTGACCATTGGTGGTATGCTGGAAAAGAACCGCCACACCACGGCAGTGGGACGCGCTGGTGGCCAAGTCTCCCCATCCAAATACATGCCCAACGTCCCCCGCGCCGTCCACGCTGACGGTGGCGCTGCCAATGCCCCCATGTTCCAAGGTATCCACCCAGACCTTCAAGACGAAAGCGGCGCGCCGCTCAACCTGTATCATGGGACACCGCAAGAAGAGGAGTTTGAGGCGTTTGACGATGCCAAGCTTAACGCGCGGGACACTGGTTTCCATGGGCGTGGGCATTACCTCACGCCAGACAAGGGGAATGCGGAGGAGTATGGCGAAGACGGCACCGTAATTGGCCCGCTTCACGCCGCGCTAAAGAACCCATACGTCTGGGATGTGTCTGACGATATGAAGTCCAACAAAACCCTGCGCGACCTCCAATCCATGGGGATCATGCGGGACAAGAGCGAGCTTCGTTCTTGGGACAACTTGCAGTCTCACCACATTCAGCCATTCATGGCGGAGATGAAAAAGCGCGGGCATGACGGGGTGGTTGTTAAGACTGGCCACGATTGGCTACCCAATGGCATCTCTGAGGTGGTGGCATTCGACCCCAAGACCATCAAGCACACCGATGCCGAGGCGTTTGACCCCACAGACCCCCGCATCCGCCGCGAGGATGGTGGTGTAACGCAGAAAGCCGCTGGCGGCCAAGTCATGGGCTACGTCCCCATGGCTACTCTGCCAGTGTCACGGCTGGCCGTTGCGCGCGCGCCAGTGCAGCAGCAGCAGGCACCAGCGGGCAGGTTCAGCGACTCCCTCAGTTCCCTGATGGACACAGCAAAAAGCTTTAAGGGGGAGCCAGAGGCAGCCGTAGATTCGCCCAGCGCAGCCACAGAGGGTCACGCGCCGCAAGGCATGAGCGAGGCCGCCACCGCTGCATACGGCAAGCTGGTTGATGCCTATGGGCAGCCCCTTGCCATCAACAGCGCGTACCGCGACCCAAAGCACAACGAAGAAGTTGGTGGCGCAAAGGGAAGCCAGCACACCCACGGCAATGCGTACGATATTGACGTATCCAACATGCCGCACGACGAACGTCTAGCTCTGGCCGATCTTGCGTGGGATTCTGGCTTTCGCGGCATTGGGTTTTACGACAACAGCATGCACTTTGACGTTGGCGATCCACGCTCGTGGGGGCCATCGCACAGCAGGGACAGCATCCCAGAGTGGGCGCAGCCCTTTACTGAGGAGCGTTATGGCTACGCATCTGGTGGCCGCACGTTGGACAAGTCTGGCTTGTACAGCAAAGCCCTTGAGGTTGCCCGCAGCATGCAGCAGAAACGCGGCACCCCAGAGCAGTTCATGGCGCAATTGAAAAACTCCAAGGGCGTAAAGCCTGCCGAGATCGAAGCCATTGGCATGCCCACGGGCGACAAGATAACGCGCGATGAGTTTGTCCAGCATATCGCCAGTAAAGTCCCCAAGCTCTCGACTGCGCAGTACGGTGAAAACCCATCATATTTGCACCACGGGGAGCGGCAGTTCATGCGCGACACATGGGGTAAGGAAGACCTACCTCCAGAAGACCAAGAGAAATGGAATACCATTCGGTTGCGACAAAATTCAACGCCATTCCATGAGCGAAATGCTCTCGGTGATGATGTTGAGCCTGGATACGAGGAGTATTCTACCCCTGGAGGCGACAACTACAGGGAGCGTCTGATCAAACTGGGCGGGGAAAATCAGTACCAGTCCAGCCACTGGAATGCGCCAAACGTCCTTGCCCACATCAGGATGAAAGACCGTGACGCGCCCAACGGCGACAGGCTCCTGCATGTCGAGGAAATTCAGTCTGACTGGGGCCAGCAGGGCCGCGAGAGGGGCTTTCACGACCCCAAGAACCCGTATGAGGTCTACCGAATAGGCACCAATGAGGTGGTGTCGCGTCACCCAGATTATGGCTCGATGTGGGATGCGTACCGCACACACCCAGAGAGCAGCGGTATGAACTATGGTGATGCTAGGGAGAGAAAAATCCCAGCCGCGCCATATGTCCAGAACACCCAGCACTGGACTGACTTGGCCATGAAGCACGTCATGCGTGAGGCCGCCTTGGGGGATTACGATGGTGTCATCTTTACCCCAGGTCAGGTTCACGCAGACAGATACGGCATGGAAGACGCGAGCGGGATGAAGGGGTATTACGATAACATCGTACCCAAGAGCGCACTCAGCACTGTTCAGCAGCACGACCCATCCATCAAACCACAGACCATGAACGTGAATGGTGAGTATGACGCTACGCACATCCCACTGACAGACACGGCGAAAGAGTCTATACTGAAGAACGGGTTCCCAATGTTCAATCGGGGCGGCACCGTTGATGCTGCCCTAGCTCTAACTCGCGGATTTACGAAGGACGGGAAGTCTGCTATAAGTGCGCTCAAACCCAAGGGGAAGTGACATGGAAGATATTGTGAAGAGGGCCTTGAGTCTGACAAAAGGGAAGCCCTCCAATCCTTTAAAGGGTACCCCCTTGGGGGATGACGAAATCAAGGATTTATCCAGTCTTCTTTCTAACGTCCGCAACACAAGAGCTGGCAGGATGCATGAAAGGTATCAATCCTTGCCGCCAGAGCAGTCTATTCAGACTATGTACGGCGACCTTTTGGATTTGGCAAAGCAAGGCAAACCTGGAAAACTTTGGTACGAAAAAAGCTCAAAACGCATTCTGCAATATCTTGGTGGCGACAAGAACGCCGCTGACAAGTTTGCTCAGTTGATCGCTATCTACAGCCCCCAAACAACCGTACCTATAAACACAGGCAATGCCATCAAGGCGTACAACCGAGCCAAGACTGGCAGCAAGCTTTGGGATGGAGACATCGTAGATCGGGATCGCACTTTTAACAGCATTAAGGAATCTAGCGATTATGTGAAGTCTTTAGGTGGCGAAAACGCTGGAATTACCAAGGTTCCTTTGGACGACAGTGGAAAAAGATTCTTGATTGCGCGCCACAAACCTAAATCGTACGAAAACATTGCCACTGCCGACAGAGACTTAAAGGCCCACTTGTTGATGAATGAAGGTATTCCGTTTGAGGGCCGAAAGACGAACAACTTTTACAACAACTTGATGGTTCACATCGATCCATCCCGCCTTCAGGGGTCAACACAAGACCTTTGGATGGCGCATGCTTTTGGCTTTCCAGATACTACCATTGGGGCATCTGGAAAATATGATTTTATGGAGAAAATAACAAAGCGCCTTGCCGATCAACTAGGCTGGCGACCACACCAAGTGCAGGCTGCCATTTGGACTGCCATCAAAACACGCATGGAAGGCGTTGCCAACGATGCAAAGAAGGCAGCCATTGATAAGGGCATGGCTTCAATGCAAATGGGGCCAAAGGGCAAACCAAGGTTTGCTATCAATGAGGGCATGGAAGACAAGGTTGCTGAGTTGCATCACGACATGGCACTTGGCAAAAAAGTTTCCAGAAAAGAAATTTTGGATAGTTCAAAAGACTTTTCCGATTTCATGGATCAGAACCTGTCGCACATCACTTGGGAGTCAGCCCCAAGTAAGGATGTTTCTCACCTAAATGGCATTGAAGAATTGCCGCCAGAAGCCAAGGCCGAGTACCACGGTCTTGCGTCTAAGGCCCTGCAAGACAAGGATGGCAATGACCTTCTTGCAAAATATTTGGGCATCATGTCCCCAGGTGCAACAGACGCACCTGGATACTGGCAAGGAAAGACAAACCCAGCCTCCCACACCATGGTGGGAACCACGCGCGTCAAAGCAGCATTGCAAAAGCCAGATATTGACGAGCCGTCCAAGCAACTCTTAGACATATATGCCACCGCTAAAGGTTTGCTCCATAAGCAGGATGGTGTCGGCTATCATCGACCATTTTACAATCCGCAGATTACCCAAGCCAATGGCATTGAGTACAGCTTTGACAAAGACTTGACTGACGACCACATCAGAAATATTGGACAATCCCTTGATGGGGCGTTGAGTGGGGCATCTCTTGTACCTGTTAACAACAGAAAAGTTCGTGTTTTAAACTTCTCTGGTCAACACGAGGAAGACCAGCGTGGTTTTCACAGGGTAGTTGACAGCGTGATGTCTAAGGCCACTCCAGACACGCACACGGCAACAAAGCGTGTCTTCGCATCTGACGGAAATCTTGTAGAAAACGATTGGAAGGTAGACAAAAATGGCGAAAATTATAGACAAAGGCTTAGTGCCGCAGGACGACCCGATGTTCACGAATTCGTTTCAAGTGTTCTCGCCCCACGGCTCGAAGCGGTTGACCGCGAGTTCGCGGAAAAGCACGGCCTCAAAACAGACCCCCAGCTTGAACAAAGCATCCGAGCGCCACAAGCCGTTCAGCAAGATGTCGGACGCGGAACATCTGACATATTTGGAAAAAATGTACCAAGACCACGTCAGGCGTTTTCAAAAGGGGGAGACGCAACACCAACCTCGCAGGACAACCCTGAAGGAATGGAAGGAGTTCCTGAAGAAAGATCATCCGATCTTTTAGGGAACGGTAGAAACTTCACTGGTTTCTTTTCAAACATAACGTCAGGGCTGACTGGTGCGCCAGCGTCCAAGGATGCTTACAAGCCAGCTTTTGATATTTCTGGAATTTCCCCATTTTCTCAGGAATATCATAAGCACTTAGGCAAGTTTGATGACCATATTGGTATGTCCATCCCCAGCTTTCGTGAAACCCAACAGGCTGTTGGACATGCCATAGCAAAAACCTTTCCCGAAGGTGGCGACATGATTGATATTGGTGCGTCTGAGGGCGCTCTCAACAAGTCCATCAGCGCCCTAACTGGCGGTCGCATGAGAACTGTTGCTCTTGACCCTAACCCGTCAATGGAAAATTCATTCAACTCAATTTCAAAAGTACCTGGAGCTGAATACGTTGTTGGAGCTTACGGTAACAAGGAAGATGAGGGAAAAACCGCATGGAACGAGGATGACATTCTTCACGACAAAAACGGCGTTCCCCGCCCGAATCCGTATGCGGGAATGCCAATCAAGTATTACACGCCTGATCGCAAGTTTGATGTCGCTCATGAGGCAATGGTGTTTCAATTCATGAACGGCAACAGGCATGCGCAAGTTGCGCGGGCAAAAGAGCTTCTTCACCCCCACGGTATTTTGATCAATGAGCAAAAATTTGTTCCAGGTGAAGGCCTGACAAGTGATGAGTTCGCGGCAAACGAAGCGAAGAAGGACGCATACAAGGAGAAGTTCTTTACAAAAGAGGATATTGCCAAGAAGGCGGCAGCAATTCTCCATGGTAAACAGGACGAATTTGCAGCGGAGCAAAAGGCAAAGGAATCCGCCGTTGTTGGTATGCACGACCTACAAGTTCCCCCTGGTGAAATGGAAAGGGTTTTGAAGAAACACTTCAAACACGTTGCCCAAATTTGGGACAGCGGGAACTTTAAGGGTTACGCATCATCAGATAGCCCTGAGCATCTCAATAGATTTTTGTCGCACCTTCCAAATATGAATTCTGAATTTTCTACCGTCAAAACGCCAAGGAAAGTTGAGAGTGATACAACTGGGAATGATGTGGTCAAAAAGGCGCTCAAGCTGACAAACGGCATGTAGAACATAGATCGTGCATTGGCCCTCACTTCCGTGTACAATAAAAAGCACAACAGGGACGCCTGACAACCTCAAGAGGATCGAGAAATGGACGCTAAAAGCCTACGCGAGGCAATGAAGGAGAAGGCCAAGCGCCTCTCTGGAGCCACTTCGGAAAAAGTTGACGCATCGACGTTCACCCCAGCGGAACCGTTGAACGCAGACGTGAAGACGGGCGCTCGCCCCGTATCGCGCCGCGCATTCAAGGTCGGCGGCAAGGTTCAAGGCGCTGAAGCCATGAGCCACGCTGGCCGCACCCCGCGCAAGTCGGGTGGCAAGGCTGAATATGCCAACGCATTGGTCAATCGTAACGTCAAGGATGCCAACGAAGAGCGCGAAGGCAAGAAGCATGTTGGCGGCTTCAAGAAGGGTGGCCGTACTGGCAAAATGGACGGCGGTGAAATGAGCCGTCCGATGCCACGCCCATCGCGCGAGATGATGGACGAGATGGGGATTTCCCCCATAACCACGATGGCCACGTCCCCACGACCAAAGCCCCGCCCATCGCCTGAGCGGATGCGGGAGATCATGGATGCAGTTCAAACCCGACAGGGCATAGACATGCTTGATCGTGCTGCCAAATATGGCGATGGTCAGAAGAATGGCGGCAAGATCGAAAGCAACGGCTATGCCCGTGGCGGCAGCAAGATGAAAAAGGCTGCTGAACGTGATATTGGCGAGATGATGGCGGAAGAAGAAATGCCATCCTACAAGGCAAAGAAAATTGGCCGCAAGGCTATGAAAGATATGCCGACAGCAGATATGCGCAAGAAAATGGGCGATGACCGCACCATGGAGCGTGGCGCTTTTATGCCGTCAATGCATGACGACCCGCAATTGAAGCGTGGCGGCAAGGCTGAAAAGTTTGAAGGCTCCGCCAAGGACGAGATGCAGGACAAGAAGTTGGCAGCCAAGCGCGGCATTTCCATGAAGGAATGGGAAGCATCCAAGGCCGACGACAAACACGACAAACAAGAGTCGATGAAGGGCCTGAAGTCGGGTGGCCGCACCGCGAAGAAGGATGGCGGTGGCCTGTATGCCAACATCCACGCCAAGCGTGAGCGTGGCGAGAAGATGCGCGATGCTGGTGACGAGGGTGCGCCAAGCGCCAAGGACTTCAAGGATGCAGCCAAAACCGCCAAGAAAGACGGCGGCAAGGCCATGCACCACAAGGACTGCATGTGCAAGGCATGCGGTGGCGCTTCAATGTCGGAAGAGGGTGGCCGCACGGCCCGCAAGTCGGGCGGTAAGGTCGGCAAGAGCAACATCAGCATCAACATCTTCCCGCACAACGCCGAGAAGGCTGGCGCTATGCCTGTCCCGCCCGCTGGCATGCCACCCATGATGAAGCCACCAATGCCTATGCCAGCGCCTGCTCCTATGCCATCAGCGCCGCCTCCAGCCCACATGTCTATCCCACCAGGCCTACAGCAGGCTATGGCGGGCGCTGCTGGCGCTGGCCCAATGCCACCCGCTGGCGGTGCAATGCCTCCACCTATGATGAACCGCCCCCCAATGCCCGCACCCATGATGGGCCGCAAGGCAGGCGGCAGGGTTGCGTACCCGATCACTGGCGGCGCTGGTGGTGGACGCGCCCGCAAGGAAAAGGTCGATGCCTACGGCGAGAAGATGAACAAAGACCTCAAGAAATAAACCTGTGGGGCCAGCTAAACACTGGCCCCTCTCTTCAAATATTAGGATGAGCCATGATTACGACCGTGAGTACCGCCTTTGAGCGGGAACTTCTCAAATTCATTTCAGAGCGCAAGGCGGAGATTGTCAGCAACATGGCTGGCGGGCTTGCTATAAAGACTATTGAGGAATATCGTGAGGCGGTCGGAAAGATTGCCGCATTCAACGAGGTCATCTCGATGTGCGATGAAGTATCCGCTACTATTAACAAAACCATGTAAGGATTAGCCATGCCCCATATGCCCATGAGCCATGAGGAAGACCCCAAGCAAAAGCTGCTAGAGCAGCTTGGGGACATCTCTGACATTGAACTTTTTCACAACCAAGTGCTTTTGGCCGTGTATTTGCGGCCAGAGAAAACCAAATCGGGCCTGATTTTGACGCAGGGTCACCTCGATGAAGACCGTTACCAGTCGAAGGTCGGCCTGTTGATCAAGCGCGGGCCTCTCGCATTCGAGCAGGACGGAAATTGGTTCACTGGAATGACGTTCAATGACCACGACTGGCTCATTTTCCGCCCGTCTGACGGCTGGTCGATCACCGTCAACGGCGTTTTGTGCCGCATTTTTGATGACATCAGCATCAAAGGCCGCGCCCCCCACCCAGATTCCGTTTATTGAAAGTAAAAAACCATGGATGAAGAAGAAATTGAAATTGTACTTGACGATGCGGTTGAGACTGCGGTCGAAAAAGTCGAGGAAACGCGCGCCCCCGACATTCAGGAGTCAGTTCTTGAACTGAAACGGCAGTTGGCTGCCGAGCGAGAGGCCCGTGTTGCTGCCGAAAAGCGGGCGCACCATGCAAACAACGAAAAAGACGACACCGAAATCCAATTGGTGTCCAGCGCCATCGACAGTGTGTTGCGCGACACTGAAATCCTCAAGAGCAATTACCAAATTGCTATGCAGACTCAGGATTTTGCCAAGGCGGCTGACATTCAGCAGCTTATGGGCGAGAAATCTGCGCAGTTGCAGCAGCTTCGCAACGGACTGGAGGCTATGAACTCCAAACCGAAGACCCCAGAGCCTCAATTTGTCCCCGCAGACCCCGTCGAGGCTTTTGCATCGCGCCTTTCGGCCACATCGGCAGACTGGGTGCGCCGCAATCCGCAATTCGTCACCGATCAGCGCCTGAATCGCAAGATGATCCGCGCGCATGAGGATGCGGTTGACGATGGCATCGCTGTGGACACGCCAGCATACTTTGCCGCCATTGAGGCGAAGCTTGGCGTGACCAAAACCACCGACACTGGCGACCAATACGCCGCAAAGGTCACCCAGCGCCGCGATGCCGCCCCAGCCGCAGCGCCAGTGAGCCGTGGCACAGGCACTGGCAGCAAGAACATTGTCAGGCTGTCCGCAGCGGAGCGTGAGGCGGCGCATGACATGGGCATGACCGAGAAGGATTACGCCACGCAGAAGATTGCACTTATCAAGGAAGGTAAACTCAAATGAGTGATGATGAATTTCAGAAAGTTACGAAAAGTGTACGCCCAAGCGTGAGGCCACAGCCTGTCGCAAAGGAACAGCCACGCGATGCGGCTGCCCGCGCCGCAGAACTTCGCAATCACAGCGACACAGACAGCGGCAGCGACGAGTTCTTCGTGGAGCCAGGCATCATCCCCGATGGCTGGAGCTATGAGTGGAAAATGCGGACTGTTCTGGGCGCTGAAGACCCCGCCCACCAAGTGGCTCTACAGCGCAAGGGCTGGGAAATGGTGCCAGCCTCTCGTCACCCTGAGATGATGCCACTGGGGTACACAGGCACCATGATCATCCGCAAGGGCATGGTTCTGATGGAGCGGCCACTGGTGATCACGCAGGAGGCGCGCGACATTGAAAATCGCCGCGCCCGCCTGCAAGTCCGCGCCAAGGAAGAGCAACTGTCTGCCGCGAAACCTGGTGAATTTGAGCGCGCCAACAAGGGTGAAAACTTGGCCCGCATCAAAAAGGGCTATGAGGCCATGCCAATCCCAGAGTGATCAAGTTCAACGCCTTCGGCGTGTAATTTGCGCCGAAGGCACCCCAATATTATGAATAATGGAATTAAATATGGAACTCCAAGAGAGAATGACAAAGACCATTCTGGGTCAGTTGACGTGGGCCAATCCAGAGATGAACGCAAAGTGTGAGGATTGCCAGCACTTCAAGGGCGAGGTCGGCAAAGCACCTCTGGGCAAGTGCGCGCTTGTGAAGGCGCACACAAAGAAGGCGGGCGCATCTTTTGATGGCAAGATTGCTATTGCCTGTTCAAAGTTTGAACGATAATAGTTGCAAGCGGCAAATGGTAAAGACAGCAAGACCCCACCTGACGGGGGACAACAACGCCTGAGTGGAAATCTGCCCAGTATTGGGGATGTGCGGCGCAACCGCTGAAAAGAGAAGCTCATGGTGGGGGGATGCCCCCTTAAAATTGCGTCAGGGCCGCACCCTTTACTTAAAACAAAAATAGATGTATGGTGTATTTATCCAGCCCCTCGGTGGGGCAGGCTCATCACCCCCTTGGTCATAAATCGCCTCGGTGCGCGAAATAGGCCTCCTGTAAAGGAGATTTCCGCATGGCAAATACGTTTGCGCCTATCGGTTTCGCCCAGTATTCAGGCGCTGGATCGGCTCCAACCTACGAGCAGACCATCGCCTCGATTGCATCGGGCAATACGACCCCAATTTTCTTCAACGACCCCGTGATGCAGGCCACCAACGCCACTGGCGTAGGCACTGGCTACATCACCCAAGCGAGCGGCCCAATCACCCTGACCGTAGCTGCTACGGGTATCGTTACTGCGGCCACTGGCGCAATGACGATCACGTTCACCGCGATCTCGTCAAGCACCGCAAACATCCCAACCTTCGCATCGACCAACTGGGCAGCCCCAGTGGGTTCCGTTGTGGTTGTGACCAACGCCACTGGCGTTCCAAACGGTGTCTTCACGGTGACCTCGGCCACCTCGACCACTGTCGTGGTTCAAAGCACCACCGCCACCGCCGCGACCTCGTCGGCCTCGACCCCCGTGGTCACCGTTTACATCCCCGTGGCTGGCGTGTTCACTGGCTGTAAGTACCTGTCGGTATCGCAGAAACGCACCGTCTGGTCGAACTACTGGCCTGGCTCGGACGCTTCGACCGATGTATATGCCTACGTCATCACCGACCCGAATGCCCGCTTCACCGTGCAGACTGGTAACTCGAACACCACGGCGACCGCTGTCGGCCAAGCCAACGTGGGCGAGAACATCGGCTTCAACTGGCAAGATAGCACTGCAACGGGCGAAACGAATGGCCGTACCTCGACTGGTATTTCCACCATGTTCGCTGACCAATTCACCCTGTCCTCGACTGGTGTATTGGGCGCAAACGCTGCATTGCCGTTCCGCATCATCGCGCTCGCCAACTTCACGCCTGGCCAAACCTCGCCACTGGCTGGGATCAACGGCAATGACGTTACGAGCGCGTACAACGAGATCATCGTTGGGTTCAACAATGCAATGCCTCGCAACTTTGCTGGCGTGTAAGGAGATAGAAAATGGCTGTCAATCTTTCAGCAATCAAAGACCTTCTCCTGCCAGGCTTGCGTGGTATTGAAGGCAAGTACGAGATGATCCCATCTCAGTACGATAAAATCTTCACGAAGCACAACTCAAAGATGGCGCTTGAGCGCACCGCAGAAATGCGCTTCTTGGGCTTCGCGCAGTTGAAAACCGAAGGCGGCCAAACCGCATTCGACAACGGCGCTGGTGAGCGTTTTATCTACAACCAAGAGCATACGGAAATCGGCTTGGGCTACGCGATCACTCGCAAGGCCATTGACGACAACCTGTATAAAACGCAGTTTGCACCCTCGAACCTCGGCTTGGTGGAATCGTTCCAGCAGACCAAGGAAATCTACGGCGCGAACATCCTGAACACCGCAACCACCTATAACGGTGCAGTCGGCGGTGACGGCGTGGCTCTGATCTCGACCTCGCACCCAATCGATGGTGGCACGGTCGCAAACCGCCCCACGACCGATGTGGAACTGAACGAGGCAACCCTGCTGAACGGCATGATCTCGATCCGTACCAACTTCCGCGATCAGGCTGGCCTGAAGGTCTTCGCTCGTGGCCGCAAGTTGATTGTCCCGCCCCAACTGGAACCAGTCGCAATTCGTCTGACGAAGACCGAACTGCGCCCAGGCACAGCGGACAACGATGTCAACGCGATCATGTCCACCGCTGGCGGCCTGCCAGAGGGCTACATGGTCAACGACTTCTTGACCTCGACTGGCGCATGGTTCTTGCTGACCAACATCGACGGCCTGTCCTACATGGAGCGGGTAAAGTTCGAGACGGACATGCAGGTGGACTTCGTGACGGATAACTTGCTTGTAAAAGGATATGAGCGTTACTCGTTCGGGTACTACAACTGGCGCTCGATCTTCGGCTCGTTCCCAACCTAAGCGAAAACTGGAGGGGGTTTCGGCCCCCTCCGTCATCTAGGATCAATCGGACGATCTGACCGCCCTAGCGGACTTTGCACAGACAGGCCGTCCATATCGTGCAAAAGGAGCCTCACAGGGGCAAGACTACTGTCACTGGCCCGATTCGCGCGGGCAATATTCTAAACACCTCTGGCACCACCCTCGGCCAAGACGTTAAAAACGTTGGCTCGGTTGTCATGGTTCAGGCTTACCCAATCACCCAAGCCCTGACTGCGACCGCGCTGGCAACCACCATTGTGCTGCCCGCAAACAGCCACATCCTGAACATCCAAATGCTGAACACCACAGCGTGGGATGCGACCAACACCCTGAGCGTTGGCACATCGTCAACCGCAACCGAGCTTGTCGCCCTGACCGCGATGACCGCTGGCCTTATTGGCCTTAACCCAGGCACGGATGCCACGCGCACCGCGAATTGGGATGACACTGGCACCACCGACAAGCGCATCTGGGTCAAGTCGGCCAACACTGGCGCAGGCGTTGGCACCATCACTGTTCGTTACATCCAAGCGCACGATCTCGCATAATGGAAAACGGCATCCGCGTTGGGAACAAAAAACCCTCGATGACCGTCGATAAATCGGTCGATGTGGGCAAGCCTTCGGTTACCGAAGACTTCACCCCGCACAAGCCCACTGGAAGCCGCACCGTAATGGGTGGACAGGCAGTACATGGTATGCCACTGATGTCTGCGGCTGCGGCCAAGGCAAAGTAACAGGGGGGCCTCACGGCCCCTCAACCCCATCTAGGAGACAAGTATGACCCCCGTCACAATCTCAAAAACTGGCACTGGGCGGAGCGCGGTCATTGCGTCTGACAGTTTCCAAAACCCCTTCAATGTCGGCATTGTCGCCGTGGTGTCTGGCACGGCCACGTTCAACATTGAAATCTCAATGGATGACCCGTCAGTGGTGACCCCATCTGTGTGGGCTGTTGACGCTGGATTCTCGGCCAAAACCGCATCCACCAATGGCTCGATCACCGTGCCTCACCACGCCCTGTCCATCAACATCACCTCTGGCTCTGGCACCGTCACAGCCTATGTGGTTCAGGCGGGCATTCGGTAATGGCAAAATCGCCCGCATGGACACGCAAGGAAGGCCAAGACCCCAAGGGTGGCCTCAACGCCAAGGGGCGCGCATCAGCCAAGGCGCAGGGGATGAACTTGAAGCCCCCAGCGCCGAACCCAAAAACTGAAAAGGACGCTGGGCGCAAGAAGTCATTCTGTGCTAGAATGTCTGGCATGGAAGGCCCCATGAAGGACGAGACGGGAAAGCCAACCCGCAAGGCGCTCTCCCTCAAAGCATGGAAGTGTTAAAAAATGACCACCAGCGGCACATACGCATTCAACCCAGGTCTGGGCGAGATCGTGCTTTACGCATACATGAACTTGGGCATCCGCCCAACGTCACTGTTGCAGGAGCATATGGACTCGGCCCGCATGGCGACCAACATGATGCTGTCCCGCTGGTCAAATCAGGGCGTGAACCTCTGGGCGGTTGACCTGATCACAACGCCACTGGTGGAGGGCCAAACCACCTACGCCGTTGAACCCAACACCGTCATGATCCTTGATGCCTACACCACCACCGATCAGGGCATCGACCGTGTGATCATGCCGATCAGCCGCACCGAGTATGCATCGTACCCGAACAAGGAGCAGCAGGGCTTCGTCACATCCTTCTGGTATGACCGCCTGATCTCCCCCACCATCACGCTGTGGCCAGTTCCTGATGGCACCTCGTCCACGATCCTGAAGTATTACCGTGTGCGCCAAATCCAAGACTCAAACCTTCAAAACAACGAGAATGTCGAGGTTCCGTACCTCTGGCTGGAAGCGTTCTCTGACGGCCTCGCATACCGACTGGCGCGCATCTGGAACCCCCAAATGGCCGTTGCCCTGAAGGCTCAGGCTGACGAGAGCTACAGCATCGCGGCGAACCAGAACGTGGAGAATGTCGGGACATACATCAGCCCCATGATTGGCGGGTATTTCCGATAATGGCATACGCATCAAGATCAGGTAAGGCGAGAACGTCACGGGTATCCCCGCAGGCTCACGCGATCTGTGATCGGTGCGGTGGCCGCTACAACCACGTCAACTTGAACTGGCAGTACGACTGGGCTGGCGCGTCCATCATCAACAAGCGCATCTTGGTGTGCAGGAAATGCATGGACAACCCACAGCAGCAGCTTCGCGCCATTGTGCTGCCCGCAGACCCCATGCCGATCCTGAACCCGCGCCCAGAGCAGTTTGAGCGCGCCGAGACGGATTACCGCCTGACAAGCCTGCCTGCCACCATGAACCTAAAGACTGGCCTCATGGTGCCAGAGGGTGACACCCGCATCACCGAAAACGACAAGAAGCGTGTCGTTCAGCAGACAGGCTTTGCGAATGGCAGCCTGAATGAAAGACCTGGCACAGACCCCAATGCCCCAGGTGACAATGACCCAGGTTTGCCGTATGGTAACACTGAAGTTCCAGAGACAGGGCCGATCTGATGGCGAATATTCAAATCCCAAACCTCCCAGCCGTTGCCGCCCTTTCTGGGGCCGAACTGTTTGAGGGTGTTCAGGCTGGCACATCCGTAAAGATCAGCTTGGATCAGGTCATCGCGGCAAGCCGCAGCGGAAACCCCACGACACTCCCCATCCCAGTCAGCTTGGGTGGCACGGGTGTCTCAACGATCACTGGATACATCAAGGGAAGCGGCACCACCCCATTCACGGGATCGGCCACCATACCCAATACTGACATCACGGGCCTTGGCACGATTTCCACCCAGAATGCCAACGCCGTGGCAATCACGGGTGGCTCTATCAATGGAACAGCTATCGGCGCGTCAGACCCATCCACCATTGCGGGAACCACGGGAACTTTCACTGGTGACCTGACCGTCACAAACGCAAATCCATCCTTGTCTTTTTTTGAGACGGGAGTGACTGCTAATAGGGATGCCAGAATACGCCTGAACGATAATGACTTGATATTTGAAACGGTTACGGACGCTGGTATTCAAGTCCAAGAGAATATGCGTATCGAATACACTGGAAATGTGGGCATTGGCACCGCCTCTCCATCCACTTTACTTGACGTTGCTGGCGCTGTAAATATTGCCCTTAGTTCAGCAAACAGCGGTTTAACAATCACCCAAACTGGCTCTGGTAACGCACTGGTGGTCGAGGACAGCGCAAACCCAGACAGTACGCCATTCGTCATCACGACCACGGGCGAAGTTGGGATTGGAGTTGCAGCGCCCACCACAAAGCTTGATGTCGCTGGCGCGGTGAACATCTCTGTCAGTTCAGCAAACAATGGCCTGACAATAACCCAAACTGGTGCGGGCAACGCACTGGTGGTTGAGGATAGCACAAGCCCAGACAGTTCACCGTTCGTTGTGAGCGCAACTGGAAACGTTGGTATCGGCAATGGCACCCCCGCCGCCAAGCTTGACGTTGTGGGTTCTACAATCATCTCTGGCGACCTCACGGTTGATACAACCACCCTCTATGTTGACGCTGGCAACAATAGGGTGGGCGTTGGTACTGCCTCGCCAAGCACAACGCTTGATGTCAGGGGGAACGCTCGCTTTGAAAACGATAGCCCCAGCATCATCCTCGCTGAAAGCGACTCCACAGACACCGATGCCAGATTTCGTGTGCAGGCTGGAAGCCTCTTGTTTGAGACTGTTACAGACGCTGGAGTGCTAGTTCGTGAGAACATGCAGATTGGCTCTACGGGCAACGTTTCAATTGATACCAACACCTTGTTCGTTGACGCAACAAACAATCGTGTGGGTGTTGGCACTACCACTCCCGCTAGTGCGCTTGACGTAGCGGGGTCAGTTAATCTCTCTGCTTCCACCACAGAAGGCCGCTCCGTTAATGTGGGTATTGGACGAACTGGTAATGGAACCGCCGCTGTAGACTTAGTTGGAGATGCTACATATACCAGTTATGGCCTGCGGGTAATCCGAGACGGGAGCGGGGCGAACTCAAACAGTAATATTATCCATAGGGGTACTGGAACACTTGTTCTGAACGCCTTTGAGGCGGGTGGCATAGAATTTTACACAACAAACACTCGCGGGATGCGTATTGGCCCTACACAAGCTATAACTATGGACAACCTTGCTGGATCAGGGTCACGCGCAGTAAACGCAAGCCCCACTGGCGTATTGTCGGCCACGTCTGACAGCCGCTTGAAACATGAGGTTGAGGGCGCGCCAATCCCAGGTCTGGCTGAAATCATGCAGCTTGAGCCGAGGGCGTATCAGTGGCTTGACGACATTGAAAAGCGCGGTGAAAATGCGTCAGTCGAGATCGGTTTCTTTGCTGATCAGGTCAAGGACATCATCCCGTCAGCCGCCCCGATGGGCAACGATGGGTATTACGGGTTCTACGACCGCTCGGTTGTCGCTGCCCTGACTAAAGCTGTGCAAGAGCAGCAGGCTATAATTGTCGCTCTTGAAGCCCGCCTGACCGCCCTAGAAAAAATACGCTGAGGAGCTTGCGATGGAGGTTCTGGAGTTTCTCATGAAGTGGGCAGTTGCTCCAGTAGCTGCCATCGTCTTTTCGATGTACACCCGCCAGCAGTCACACGCCACAGACATTGCCGTGTTAAAGGCCACAGCGACAGCCAACAAAGAGGCCCACGACCGAGAGTTCAAGCAAATACAGGACAGCTTCAAGGCTGTCTTTCTTAAACTGGATGATATTGAGAGGGCATTACGCAAATGACACGCACATTTGGATCACGCAGCACCAAGAACATGAATGGTATCCACCCTGATTTGCGCCTCGTTCTGGACAAGGCGTTGCAGGACAGCCCGCTGGACTTCGTGGTAATCGAGGGCCTGCGCACCAAGGAGCGCCAGCAACAGCTTGTTGCCAGTGGCGCATCAAAGACAATGGACAGCCGTCACATCACGGGCCACGCAGTCGATCTGCTGCCCATCGGGCCTGACGGGAAACCTGCGTTTGACTGGCCGCTGTACAACCAGCTTGGCCCCGCCGTAAAGAAGGCTGCCGCCGATTTGGGTATCGAACTTGATTGGGGTGGCGACTGGAAAAAATTCAAGGACGGGCCGCACTTTGAGCTTGACCGCACGGCGTATCCCGTGGGCGAGTGGGAAACAAAGGCCAACCCACCCAAGGAGCGCACCAACGCCGCGCAGTCCACCACAATGCAGGCTGGGGCCGTGCAGATCGTGTCTGGCGCTGGCGCAGGCATTGCCGCCGTTGGCTCGCTGGATGGCACGGCCCAGATCGTGGCTCTGGCATTCGCTGGCGTGGTTATGCTCGCCGCCCTGTGGATAATGCGTGAGCGCCTGCGCAAGTGGGCAGACGGGGATCGCTGATGCTCGGATGGATCAAGCGCGCCGCTGTCTGGGTGGCTGGGGCCGCCGCAATCATCTTCGCGGCGTGGATGGCTGGGCGGCGAGATCAGCGCCAACAGGCCGCCGTGGAGACTGCCGAATCTTATATTAAAACCCGAAAGGAAATTGATGATGTTGAAGATCATATCGGTGATGACCCTGCTGTGCTTCGTGAGTGGCTGCGCCAGCGCGGCAAACAATAACGCCGTGTGTGATGGCACCGCTGAGGCCCGAACAAAACACGCCGCCGCGCTGGCCAATGACGGCGGCGACAAGTCCGTTGTAACTGGCGCACTCCTGATCAACATGATTGATGTGGTGTGCAAATGAACCGATCTCAAGTTCTTGATACGGCAAAGGGCTGTGTCACCAAGGATCGCGCCGCGACCCATGGAAACATGGAAGACAATTTCGCCACCATCGCAAAGTATTGGTCTGTCCACTTGGACATCCCCATCACTCCAGTTGATGTCGCAGTGATGATGGCTCTTCTGAAGGCGGCAAGGATCAAGACAAACGAGGGACACGAAGACAACTGGGTTGACGGGGCTGGGTATTTTGCCTGTGGCGGGGAGCTTGCAACGTCTATTGGATAAGTGGCGAATTTAGTCTATAGTGCCTGAAAACGTAAGGTGACCTCATGGTTGGACTGACATACGCAACGTACAAGACGCAGATCGCGGAAATGGCCGTAGTCGCGGAGGATGATGTCAATTTCTTGGCGATCCTGCCCTCAATGATCGACTACGCCACCCTGCGCATCAACCGCGACCTTGACCTATTGGTCACATCAGCCTCCCTGTATGGGGCTGATTACAAGCTGACGGCGGGGAACAGAAACCTGTCTTTCAACCAGAACCTTCCAGATGGATCGTACTTTGTCGTCAGCGAGCAAATCAACCTGATCACCCCCGCTGGACAGACCGATCCAGATGCCAATGGCCGCACCCCACTCCTGCCTGCCACAAAGGAGTTTTTAGATGCTGTTTTTGGCTCTTCGGCAATCGCAAACAGGGCGCAGCCAAAGTATTTTGTGCCATTCAACGACACGCTGTTTCTTGTGGGGCCAGTGCCAGACGTTGATTACTACGTCGAAGTTGTGGGTACAGTTCGACCTGCGCCGCTATCTGAGGATGTCCAAACCACGTTCATCAGCCAGTACCTTCCAGACCTCCTGATTATGGCATCCATGATCTATATCTCGGCCTACCAACGCAACTTCGGCAGGCAGTCAGACGACCCGCAGATGGCGCAGAGCTACGAGAGCCAGTATGGGACGCTTCTCAAGTCAGCGATGGTTGAAGAGGCCCGCAAGAAATTTGAGGGTGCGGCGTGGTCATCTCAGGCTCCTGCCTCAGTCGCATCACCGACACGGGGGTAATGAATGCCACACGCGAGCCTCAAGCTAATCACAGGCGTTGATCAAAACAGGACA